AATGAAGATGGATAGCCGTGGAGAGGGAAGCAATGGCAGAATAGCGAACAATGGAAAATTCGATATTTATGTTGATGTGGATTCACTAAAATTCAGTAGAGATGTTACAACCTATGGACTGAGCGGAGCTGTAATAGATACTACAGGTGTTTGGCAAAATTGGGTAATAACGTCTACGTCTGCAGGAGTAAGTAATTTATATCTAGATGGTGTTTTAACAGGCTCGGCAGATCAGGCTTGTGGGACACCTGCAAGCGGATCAAATAATTTATACATTGGAAATTTAGACACAAAAAACAGAACGTTTGATGGGTTAATAGATAATGTGCGTGACTACAACAGAATACTAACCACTGATGAGATAGAGTTGCTAAGTGAGAAAGTAAACTAATAATGTACGCCTTAACTTCATACACTAATTTAAAATTATTCTTGTCACAAGATAATGACAGTGATGAATCTCTTATGAGATCTGTTATTGATAATGCATCAAGGATGATTGAAAATTATACGCATAGGTTGTTAAGAGGGCGTACATATGGAAGTAATGGCCTTGATTTTGAGCAATGGAATGGTAATGGCACACCACGTTATTACACAAGGCAATACCCTATCATAAGTGTATCAGAACTGTATGATGACACAGATCTAACTTTTAGTTCATCAACACTAAAAGCATCAACAGATTACACTATATTTAAAAATGCTGGCTTCATTCAATTGAACCCTATTGCTGTAAAAGGCACCATATTTACAAAATCATTAAATAATATTAAATTAATTTATACTGCAGGGTTTGATGAATTCAATGTGATATCAGATCAAAACAACAGAATTGATTTCAATGAAGGTGGTAGTGATTTAGTTGCAACACTGACTGCAGGGGTTTATACAGCGTCTTCATTGGCAAGCCATATCAAAACACAAATGGATGATGCAGGAACTGATACTTATACTGTAACATATAATTATGAAGAATCACAGTTTACAATTGCAAGTGATGGTTCAACAAGCCTGGATATTAAATGGTCAACTGGTGATAATGCATACAGATCTGCAGCACGTTTACTTGGGTTTAATATTTCAGATTCATCAAGTGCATTTACATACACATCTGATTTTTCTGTACTTGGTATTCCAGATGATTTAGAACAAGCATGTTTAAATTTAGCAAGTAGAATATACAGATGGTATTCACAAGATCAATTAGATCGTGAAAGTGTTGATATGCCAGGGGGGTATTCAGGTGGTACAAAATTTAACAATGAAGCATTGCCACCACAGGTCAAATTAATGCTACAACCTTATGTAAGACGGACGACCTAAATGAGTGTAAAAGTCATAACTAATTTTAAAGAAAAGTCACGGGAAATGGCTGAGTTTACCAGTGATGTTAAGAAACATGCATTTCAAGTTGGTATGACAAGATTATTAGATGAAGTTGGTTTTACATCAGTACAAGAATTCATGGATACCTCGAATAAAGGTAAGCCACATAAAAGAAAATTAACAATGAGAGATGGCAGGTTAGCTGCTTCAATTGTGGGTGCATACAAGTTTGGTGTGGGTGGTAGTGATGCCAGTCAAGGTATCAAGGAATCCATCAGAAAAGTGAAAATTGGTGTTACGGGTGTTGAAGGTATTATAGGATCCAAAGTGCCATATGCAGAGATACATGAACATGGTGGTACAATCAGACCAAAAAATCATAAATACCTTAAATTCAGAATTGATGGTGAATGGAAACAAGTAAAAGAAGTTACCATGCCAGCCAGACCATATTTAGAACCAGCAGCGAAAAAAGCAGCACCTGAAAATGCAAAAATATTCAGGGAAGAAATTGAAGAACTATGGAAACAGGCTAACATCTAATGGCAGTAACACCAAAAATAGAAACAGCAATTGAATATATTAGGCAAACTACACTGCCAGCAATAAATGGTTCAGGTAATTACAACAATAATATTAAGACTGTCACAAGAAACTTTAAACCATACGACATGTGGAAAACTGCAGAACTGCCAGCAATAATGATTGTTGATGATCTGCTTGTAACTTTAACTGAAATGACTGCACTTCAATATACCACAGGTGCAATTGAACGGATTGATGACGGAGCAGGAGTTACATTAATCGGGCTTTTAAGGGCAGAATGGGATAAGGATGAAGTGAATACAGGCATAGCGTCATCAAATGCATCCTTGTTGTATTCTGATATTGTAATTGCTATGCTTGCTGATAGAACGCTAAACAATATTGTTGAAAATGTAAGTGTTGCAACATACAGAAAAAATCTTGATTTTGTGTTCTCAAATCGTTTGGCAGTTGTGGTTGTTAATTTCAATCTGAATTACATATTTACACCGAATTCAAACCCACCAATCATATGAAGATTAGGTGTAAGAATGAAAAGTGTAAAAAACTCTTTGGCATAACAAATGAAGATGGTGATTTAGTGTTTACATCAAAAAGAAATGGCTTCTGGCACGAAATAATTATCTATCATGGCAAAATTAAGTGCCGGAAATGTGGCAATGTGCTTGAATTTAAAAACCTAAAAAGGAATAACGATGGCTAATGCACTTGGAATAAAAGGGATTTTGGGTGTTGGTAAAGAAACAACATGGAAAACCCCAGTAACGGTAACAGACCGTGTGCCTTTTTTATCTGAAAGCATAGAAAAGGATAATGAAGATATACTTCATAATTATCTACAGGGAACACCTGGATATCCTGCAATGCAGCGGAACTTTGAACCTGTCATTGGCTCTATTGAAGCAGTACTGCCGTACACAGAAAAAAGTGGATCTGAATTTGTATCTACTGATCTACTGATTGCATTAGCAATGGGCGCAACATCTTGGGATGCTGCCAATACAGTAAACCAAATCACCTTGCTGGATGATTTAAATGTATTTGGTACATTGGCTGTGCCTAAGTGGAAAACAGATGATGTGTGGGAATTCATAAGCTGCTACGTGCGATCTATGACAATCACACTGACTTCTGGTGAATTTATGAAAGCAAATTTTGATATCATGGCATATGATCTTGACAGATCCAGCACAACTAACCAAGTATCAGATTTGACAACCCTAGGTCCAGCTGATGTTCCGAACATTATTTTAATGTCCCATACAGAATTCAAAGTTGGCAATCAAGCAGGGGCACTTGTTGATGCAGATCGTTATGATATAAATTCACTCACAATTACATTAAACAACAATATCACAGACCCACAGCAGACATCAAAGAGTAATACAGTAACAGACCCTACAAAAACCATCGAGCCTGTCAGGAATGGATTTCGTGATGTAACTGTTGAAGCTGTATTACCAAGATATGCTGCAGATACTTTCTTAGATCATTGGGATAACGAAGATGATTTACAGATGCAGATTGATTGTAATGATCCAAATACATCAAATTATAAAAAATTCTTCATGCCTTATCTGAAGCTAGAAAAAGTTAGTGCCCCCGTAGCTGGACCGGAAGCAATACAGCAAACGCTATCATTCAGATGTTTAAGAAGAAATAGTGCATCAGATTTAACATTCGCTGATAGCTCAACAGACGGAGGTGAAATTTGGGTAGAAACCAAAGATGAAAGAACAGCATCAATCCTATAAGGAGTTATAATGGCAGGACTTGGAACATTATCAAAAATGGCATTTCGGATTGAATCAGATCAAGGTATGGTCAATGCTACATATCCAGCAGATGCAAGTGAAGCTGATGCCGAAGAAGTATTACTAAAATCTTCTGACCAAGTACCGTTTGGAAGTGAAAATGTTGAACAAGATCAACAGTATGAACTTGATGAAACATTACTTGGTACACCGGGCATTATTAATATGGACCGTGTTGGTTTACTTGCAGGTGGTGCTGCAGATATAATGGGTAATTATGATGCCATTGATGCTTTAATTGCATGTGCAATGGGGTTTGAAAAAGGTGCTGCATCCGATAGTCCAACATATGAAAATGGTACAGCACTTACAGCTGCGGCAGGTATTACCGCTTCAACATGGGATGATGCAGCAACACCATTCGTTGCTGGTGATGTAGGTAAATTTATCAGGGTTACAAATGGAACTGGTGAAGGCCAAGTTAGACGGATAAGCGTATTTAATTCTACATCCAATGTTACAGTAACGCCGAACTGGGATGTAACCCCTGCTTCAACAAATACAGCAGAAATGGCACAGGAATTTGAACACCTGTATGAACTTGGCAAACAGCTTCAAGATGAGCTATGGACAAATGAATGGTCAAGCTACCCAACAGGTGGAGTGGGTACCGCTAATGATAAGATACTTAGAAGGGGTACATTAGGAATTTTAAAACAAAGTGCCATTCCATGGATTTGGCGATCTGTAATGGTCAACTCAATGACAATATCATTTGAAGCGAAAACAGGGTTGAAGGTAAACTTTGATTTGGTACCTTTTGATTATACCAGGGCTTCCACAACTAATACCACCGGGACTGCTTCTGATTGGGACTATGACAATGCCAGTGCATTATTTACACCGTCACAGAATGAAAGAATTATCTTTCCCCATTTGGGCGGTAATGGCTTTCTGAGAATAGCCCCATTTGCTGATGGTGCCATGGATAGCAATGATGAGTATGGTATTATGTCATTTAGTGTGACACTGAATAATAATCTGAAATCAGATGATCAGGATTCACTATCTACACCATACAGGATACAACCTGCCAGGGGAGGATTCAGGGAAATTACAGGGCAGTTCGTAATTCCAAGATATGCCAATGATACTTTTGCAGATTGGTCAGATAATGAAACAATCATGCAAAGCCATATTAAATTTGTTGGTTCAACAATCGCTACAAGTGCCAGATCATATGAAATCTTTTTAAGTTCACTGAAACTTCATAAGAAATCAATACCAACATCAGGGCCAGAACCACTGACACAAACATATGATTTCACTGGTTTGATTCCTGCAAGTGCTCCGACATTTATAGGAAGTGGCAACCCCACACAAACAATTACTGCACCCCGTTCTGAATTGATGATTAGATCATTGAACCAAAATCCATTTAATATGTTCAGGGATCAGAACAAGGAGTATTAATGAATAAACTTGTGATTGCTCCAAATTACTTCAGATGTGAACACATGAAATTCCCATTGGGAAGAAGGTACTGTACACCTGAAGATATCAAGATTTTGAAGAAAGTACCGCCAAAAACAGCGAAACTTTACATTGATGGTAAACAAATAAACAAAGAGGTATCAAATGCCCGTACAAATCGCAAACCCAAAAGTAAAAAGAAAAGTTGAAATAGATGGATCGATCTTTCATTATAAGGTTCCATCTAAAGTAACTATTAGGCAACTTATCCAGAAACGTATGCACAATGGTGTACTTCTGGAAGAAGGGCTTAATAAAGTTATCACTGATATACTTGAAACAAGTATTATTGGTTGGGAAAACATTTTGGACATTGACGGTGAAACCCCGTGTGAATATGAAAAAGGTAAGGTGGCTGATTTACCTGAAGATATCCTTGCTCAAATATTCAATGAATCTGCAATTGGAGCACAATTCAAATCGCTTATGGAATCAGGGCAGAAAATAAAACAAATGGTTGCTGATAGGGATACAGAACAGGGAAATTAATTAGTTATGTTGAGTTATTACTTACCCTTGGAATTAGTCACAATTACTGTGATATATGCCGTGCTCGACATAAAGAAATCAATGAAGGTTTAAAGGCTAAAGGGAAAAAAGAAACCAGCATCCCCAAGTGTGAAGAAGAACTAAAAGAAAATGAAACACAAAGATGTGAATACATACCAGGGAAATGGAAAGATCAACAAGGGAACCTTCATTCAACCCCATTCCAATTATATCCTGAAAACAGACTACCAATGGATCTGTATTTCAAGATTACAAGTTTATCACCATTAGAAAAATATGAATATGAGAAAGATAAAAAATATTATACGGTTTCTTTGCCCACTTTAACGATGTTCCAATTTGTCATTGATAATTATATCCAGTACGATATGAGTATTGATGATAGATCAGATCTGATTGAAAAAATAATGCTCATTTATGGGATTGTCAAAAAGCACTTAACTAATCATTGAAAATGGCATTAACAGTAAAAATATTTGGTAAGGACAATCTAACCGGAACTTTAAAAGGTATCGGTAAGAGGGTTGGTAAATTAGCCACAGACTTTACCAAATTTGGTGTTGCAAGCTCATTAGCAATTGGTGGGATCTCTGTAAAACTATCCTCTGATTTCTCAAAATCTGTAAGAGAAATTAGCACATTGATGGATGGTGTCACAGAAGGTGGCATCAAAAACATGCAGGATGAATTAAAGAACCTTGCTGCAGCATCAGGGGTTGGGTTAGGCAGTCTTGTCAAAGCCCGTTATGATATCGTATCTGCTGGTTTTGCTAGTGCTGCCGATAGTGCTTTAGTATTAAAACAATCTGCTGACCTTGCCATTGGTGGTGTCACCTCTGCTGCATCAGCTGCCGATATTCTTACCACTGCTTTGAACGCATATGGTTTAGAAGCATCACAAGTTACTGATGTTTCAGACATCCTATTTACTACGGTTCGTTTGGGTAAAACAACCATGGATGAATTATCAGGTTCAATGGGTAGGGTTTTACCAATAGCAAACGCTGCAGGATTGAGCTTGAGTGATGTTGGTGCTGCCATGGCAACAATCACAGCATCAGGTTTGGATACATTTGAAGCGGCCACAGCTTTACGAGGTGCAATTAAAGCACTTTCTGCGCCAAGCAATGAAGCTGCAACTGCAATGGAAAATGCAGGCATTGAAGTACAATACTTTGATGATGGGGCTGTTAATCTATTGGATACAATCAAACAGTTCCAAGGTTTAAGCCCTGAAGAATTAACAAAGTTTGTACCTGACATCAGAGCATCAACAGCTATAATTGCAATGGCAAATAATGTTGATGTACTTGCAGATAATATTGAAGACATGGGTGAACGTGCAGGGGCAACAGAAACTGCAGTTGATAAAATGAGTGCTGAATTTGCAATTAAAATGGCAAAACTCAAAAACAATATGCAGAATGTAATGATTGCCATTGGTGATGTCATTATAAAAGAAATATCATTTGGGGTTGAACAGGCTAATGAAATCATGGGAACCCTTGGTGAAATTGGATGGGATAATGTTTCACAGGGCATTCAGGATAATTGGGGCACACTGGTTGAATTCTTAATACTCAGTACTGAAGCTGCAGTAAACTATATAGATATAAAACTCCAACAACTTGTTAACAATTTTAAAACAGGCTTACCGGCTATATTAGGTGGAATCACTGAAGGTGTTGCCAATAAACAAAATGAGATTTTACAGGTATTAGCAGAAGGACAATTATCTACATTAACTAACTGGTTACAGACCTCATTGGCAATGATTAATGTATGGGGTAAACAGGCTGATGAAATTGGTGAAACTGTTGGTGATGCATCAGATGAAATTGGTGAAACTGTTGGTGATGCTGCTGATGTGACAACTGATAATCAAGAAGTTGTTAAAAAGTCAATGATTGAAATCATCAAATCAAATGCTTCAGCTGTTCAGGGTTTTAAAGATGATATGTTCAGTGCATTATCAATGTTGGGTACAGCATTTCCACAAATGGCAGGAATGGCAAAAAAGGCTGCACAGGTTCAGGCTGTTGTTGATACATATGCTTCTGCAAATGCTGCATATAAAGCTATGGCAGGAATTCCGGTTATTGGCCCTGCTTTAGCTGTGGCTGCTGCTTCAGCTGCAATTGCATCAGGTTTGGCAAATGTAGCAATCATTGAAAAACAGCAATTAGCATTTGGTGGTGAAGTAACAAGGCAAACGTTGGGTAATACTGATATTATACCTGCTATGTTAACACCAGGTGAAATTGTATCAACACAAAATGCCAGTGAGGTTTTTGGTGATGAAATTATAAGAATGAATCAATTAGCTGAAAGTGGTATGAGCAGGGGTAAAGGATCTGAAGCCCCCCCAATGAATAATGTAACTATTATGGCTTTAGATTCAAGATCATTTGAAGATTTTGCCCGTAGGAATCCAAGAGGATTCAAAAATGCTATAACAATTGCAACACAAAGGACACGTACATAATGGCATTACCACAATTAACCAAAGCAGGGAATGCATATACTCCATTTACATTTGAAAAGGGTAGGTTTTTACCTGTATCCGAACCCGACCAACCAAGGCAATTAAGGGGCATTGCTGGTGGTGGACAAGTTAAAATTGCAGATCTTGGTGATCCAGAAGAATATTTTGATATAATTATTAATCGAGTATCAAAAACCAACAGGGATAACCTTGAGGGTTTTATAACTGACTCAACTGTAAACTATTCTGAAAATACATTTACATTTGTGGACGAAAATTCAACCAGCCATACTGTTAGATGGTGGTCTGATAACCTCAACAACCCACAAGTAAAAGGTGGGCTGTACAATCTCAGGTTAATTTTAAGAAAAGAAATCACATAGTATGTCATTTACCCTTCCAACCCAAATAAGGAAAGAATCAAATCTAAAGGGTTATAAACCCCGTGTCGGTGTCCGTATGGCTGATATTGCTGAGTATTTCAGCCGTATGATTGCTTTTACAGTTGGAGGTGATACTTTTACCGATGAAATGCAGAATGGGCCTGTGGTAAGCCAAAACGTTAGCCAATTGGGTGGTTTAAGTGATATTGGTTCGATGGACTTTTCAATAACCAACCAAGATTTATTTTCAGATAAGTTTGCAGAGGGTGGGACTTATGAAGATCCTGAATATTTAGAAGCAAAAGCAGAATTATATTTTGATGATGGCACAGCATTACAGGCTGATGAAGTGATAACATTTTACAGGGGCCGTCTTACCGACTTTCCTGATATAACTTATGATCGCTGTACATTTCAAATTGATTCAATGGACCCTATTAAAGATAGGGTTATTGGCAATTTACTTTTAGGTGATGATTCAATATTAGTGGGCACTGTATTTTCTGAATCAATAGGTAAAATGAAACCCATTGTATATGGAGACCATAGATTTAGATATGGAGGCACCACTGTTGCCACAGCTACTGCAAGCCAGAATAATAATACATCACCTGCATTAAGATTATGGCAGGGTGAAAATGGTGATATATTTTGGCTGATTGCTGATCATGAAGTATTAACACTAGATGCATTATGGGCTTGGGATCCTGATTTAAGAAAGTTAGTGGAAATAGATTCCGGTAGTTGGTCAACATATCAAAATAACTCTGATGGATGTATTGTACAAGTAGATCAAAACCCAGTGTTTATTGATTATGTATTTGGTGATGCAACAGTATCAAATGAAAACAATGTTGCACCTGGTGATTGGACTAATGATACAAATGGCAATGATCGTAATATGTCCACATACACTGAATCAGACTTTGCAAGTGGTGTGGCAGCTGCAGCACAGGCAGAAATTGATTTAGATTTTGGCGATTATTCAATACCAGCTGCAGCTACATTGGAAGCAGGACCATTTACAGTATATGCAAAGACATGGTGGTCTAGTATTGGTTCTGCAGCATCACAGGATTTTTCTGTAAACGGGCAACAGATGGATGGTGTAAGTGGGCCTGTAAATACAATAGCAATTCAAACCGCTGGTACTGTTGCAGCAACACAGGCAGGGATTGAATCAAGTATAACTATTCACCACAGCAGAACAGCCACAGGGCCTTATACAGCAAGGGTTTATGAAGTATGGAAAAAAGTAGAATATACTAGAACAGATATACTAGAAGTATATTTTGGTGGTCGTGGTCGTGAATATGGTGATTGGATTAATGATAGAAATACCACAGATGGTTATACAGAAACACATGCAGATGATGGTGGAAGCGGTACACTAATTGAAAATCCCGCAGGGATCATTGAAAGTTTATTAAGAGATGAATTAGATTTAAATGACCAGATATTAGATGAAAGTAATTTTGCCACCTTTGCCAAATGGCAGACAAGTGGTGATTGGACAACTGCAGCTGGGCTTGCTGACTATACATTTTCAGCATTCCAAACTTCAAACCTTGGGCAAACTGCAGCAAATAGATTAAAAACAGGTGAACCAAATAAAAGATTCATTTTCAAATATGATGTCACAGAAGTTGTTGCAGCAGATGGTGATTTAGTATTTCAAATAAGTACAACATTTGCTAATACTGCAGTTAATCTACCCAAAACAACAGGCACCCATATTGTAACATTTACTTCAAGTTCAAATGCTAATACACAGGATTTTATAATTGCAGCAATAGCTTCAACAGGAACACAGGGAAGATATACATTTGATAACTTCTATTTAGAAGAATCTGAAATTAATTTAGATTCATTTAATATAAGTTCTAATGACTTTACAGCTGCAGAAGAATTATCATTTTCAATTTTAGAACAAATTGATGGTGCTGAATTAATATCAGATATGCTTCAAACAATTAAATCTGCCCTATGGTATGATAATAATAATGAAGCCAAAATTAAAACATACGTACCAAATGATAATTTCAGTGCATCAGGTGATAGTGTACCAAACAACTGGGATATTTTTGAATATGATCCACAAACCACTTTCAAAATAGAAGCAGGTGTAAATGATAAATTAGACTTCACTGAAGGTGGTGCAGCCCAAGTTGCCACATTAACTGCAGGCCAATATACAGGGGCAACATTAGCATCACACATCCAAACCGTAATGAATGCTGCTGCTCCTGCCAATACCTACGGTGTTTTACACAATACAACTACTGGTATATTTGCAATAGCACGTACACTGGGTGCAGCTACAATTGATTTAGATTGGAATACGGGCCCCAATGCAGCCACTTCAGTTGGTAGATTTATTGGTTATGATATCAGTGCAGATGATACAGGTGCCACGGCTTATGTTGGTGATTATCCATTATGGGGTGATTCCTTTGTAGAAAATCCTATTATTGATAAATCATTTGAACTTGGGAAAGCAAAAGAAGAAATAGTTAATGATCAGGTCGTGTATTATTGGCAAAATTATTTATCAGATTCATTCCAAGCAAACACAACCCAAACCATTACAACCTATTTTAATAGATTGATATTTAAAGAGTATGAACATAAATATACAAATATTGCTGATGCTGCAGATGCATATTTAGATATTCTTGCAAGACTATCACGGAAAAGATTTCTGGTTACTTTTAAAACTTGGTTAAATGGTATTGGACTTGAATTGTGGGATATTATTAATATTAGGCACCCATTACTTACTAATCTAGTAAGTAATGTCAATACAAAAAAGTGGATGGTGTTATCTATTCAAGTTGACACAGAGAGTTTAGAAATTCAAGTAACAGCCGTGGAGGTATAATGAAACCAGTACATTTAGGTGATGTAAACCAAGATGGAAGTGTTAATGTTTTAGATGTTGTTTTAATATCAGATATGATCAAAAATGGTCAGATCTCTAATGTAATTGCAGATGTTAATCAAGATGGCAATGTTGATGTGATGGATATTGTCAAACTCATTGAATCAATCACAAATAACAAACAAACAGAATTGATCTACTTCAATTGTGCCGAACGTGCAATTAAAGTTGATAATTACATACCAAGTTTGCCGGATGTATTCCAGTATAATATTTCAATATTCAGAAATATTTATTGGGTGAGGAAAGCGTATAAAGATGGGGTTGAATTAAAGCGTGATGATTGGATTGGTATTTTTTCACCTTCTGGTGCATGCTGTGGTGCCCGTATGTATGGAACTGCTGGACTTGGCTATTGTGATATGGTTGCAATGGGTGAAGATGCTGGTGGTATTGAAGAAAATCCAGTTGATATGTTAGGATGGACTGAAGGTTATTTTAAAGAAGGAGATGTACCTGAATTTAAATTGTTTGAAAAAGAAACAGGTGAAATCTATGATTTGAATATGCACATTCTATTGGAAGCACCAGAAATGGCACCTGCAGGGTATCATTCAATGCAATACACTGGTAATTGTAAATTTCTGCCAAGCCGTGATATATGGATAGAACTTCATTTTTAAGGAGCACAAATGGAAGCTATAACAGCATTTCTTACTGAATCCCTAACAGGTCTGCCAGGTTGGCTAGTAACAACGTTGCTTGCAGGACTCGGTGTACCAACCATTATGGGCCTTATAGATAAGCTGATTAAAAAAATAATCAGTGAAGAAAAGGTAAATAAATGGTCTGAAAACATTGACATGTTATTTTATAACGCCAAGTTGAAAGTGGGTGGCATATTTGAAAAGGCCGGGTATGGGTTGGGTGTCTTTGTCACAATGTTAATGGGTGGCAAGTTGCTGCCTAAATTGTGGAATATGACCATTGAGCCAACTGTGATATGGTTGTTAGATTATCTTGTCAGAGGGATATTTATAAATTTCGGACAATTTATTATAACAATCCTTTCAGGTGATGCCATTAAAAATGGTGATAAAAAACTTGAAAAGGTTGGTTTAATTAATGGAATTATTCGTGGTCTGAAATCAGATAACAAAGAAGGTCAGGAATGATTACTAATATAATAAGCTCTGCAATCATAGCCCTTTCATTTTCAGCAAGAAGTGCCAACATTGACACTACTTATGATTATGAGTTAGCACTTTCCTATTTAACTAAATCGATTTACATGGAAGTTGAAAGGGAACGTGAGAACGGAGCTTATTATAATAATTTTGAACTTGGCCTGAAAAAAGAATACAAATATGTACAGTTGAATTTCAAACGGCTCTATATTGAATCAAGGAGTACCAATATTTACCAGGTTGATGGTAGGATTATTGGGAAAGGTTATACGATTGGAGCAGCCCAAATATGGGATTGTAGGGATATGAAATTTAATATGGTACTTGGACTTCATAATAAGAATCTGAAAGCTGAAATATTAACCACTGATTTTAATAAGTACATGTACACTGCTGAACTGAAGTTTAAAACAGATTACGATAAATTCAATTATTTTGTATCCGGCAAGGTCAAAGACTATGGCGATCCTGATTGGTCCATTAAAACAGGGGTAGAAGTAGGGCTGTGAAGCAAGCAATTCAGATTGCCCTTGCAAACTCCAAGGAGATGGAAGGATTCAGGGAAAAGGTATATAAGGATACCAATGGGCATGATACCATTGGATTTGGCTTTAGAATTGATTTTCTGAAGATGTGCAAACCTGTTGCTGAACTTCAACTGTATTATGATCTGAATGAATACGATGATGAACTGAAAGATGAATTCCAATGGTATCGTGAAAAGCCGCCTGTTATCAGAGCATTGTTAATGGAAATGTTGCACAATATGGGCATGGGTGGGTTGAAGAAATTCAAAAACACCCTTAAATATATTGAACACAATGAGTGGGATAAAGCTTCAGTTGAGATATTATCCAACCCCCAAAGAAAGCACGGCAAAAGTCTTATCTATTATGAAGATCCTCGTCGTGCTATGCATTATTCAAATCTAATCAAACAAGCAAAGGAGCTATAATGGCTAATTATACAGCAGTAGATCAGGGTGGTGGAGTATGGTTAATTCAAATGGGCAAAATGCCCACAGATACAGTCAAGATTGAAGTAGAGATTGACGGGGAAATGTACTGAGTTGATCCAGAACCGATGATCGCCAGTTCGGGCGGTATGGATGCACAAAAGCAAATAACTGCTACTTTAGAAATAGACTGCAGCTAAAATAGGTTAATTATGGCTAAGAAAATAATAGACTCAGTAATAAATAGCGAAATTCTGACAATCTCAATTAGCATATTATCAATCGGTATGACTGTTGTTTTAGCTACAATGGGGTTTACAAGTATAGCTAATTCTTCCAGATTAGTACGCCTTGAAGATAGTATGATTGAACTATCCAATTCCGTAACTGATGTTGTTATAATTGAACATAAAATAAATTATAATGGAAAAAAAATAAATAATCTATCCATTAAAATGGACAATATAGAATTAGATTATAGCCAACAAGGGGCTAAACTAGATACTCTATTTAAACGACTGGAACGTATGAAAGAGGGTATAGAAAATAAAATTGATGAAATCAGTGTATGTTCTGAATAGTACTAGTTCTATCCTCAACATTCACACAAAATAGCGGCCTTTCGGCCTGGCATCATTTTTTATTGACATATATCATCCGTTTATAGTAATATACGAATGATTATTGAAATACATTTTATGAACTAACATCCATGTGAGAAAGGAACCATTATGCGAAGGCAACTACATAATACTAAATACTGAAAATAACCCTGCTGCATACAAAAGCCCCTAACATCACGGGGCTTTTGTTATTGTATTAATCAATATTTATATAGTAATATGCGGCTGGCTTGGAACAGCCAACCATGGTTTATCTCTCCGCTTAGTTGGTACCCCTTTAATTAGAAGCATTTTTTATTTGGATTGAAATATACTCTATTAGTAATATTGCACTGAAGTTAAATGGATAATATCTGCTTCGGGCCTGTGCTTCACGAATCGCCAAGCATCATAATGGGATAGGGATTGCAGGCCCACAGTCTTTTTGAAATATGTAGTGGTAGTCAATTAGGCTCAACCACTATGTACTGTTTTATAAAGGAAATTATGACACCTGAAGAATTTAAAGCTAAACGAGTTGAACTGGGCATGACGCCAGAACAATTTGCTAAAGCCCTTGGATATTCTCATAAACAGAGAATCTATGAAAAGGAAAAAGGGCAAATTACAATTACCCGTCGTGATGAAATCATAATTAAGAGTCTGAAAGTTTAAATCTCGTTCGTTCTGTTAGTTAGTTGCTGCAAGCCCATCTTAATCGGTGGGCTTTTTTTTAACTTGTAATTACTACAATAGTATTTATAAACTACTAATGGTGGAAATAGAATGTTTAAATATTTAGAACTTGGGGAAACCCCACTGCAAGTCACCGGGAAACCGGGCGGTAATTCTATCCGTCACCAGGCTTGCACTGGGGTTTTTCATTATGGGGATGACATATAATGTTATAATGAATCTTTTACATTGTGTGCGGTGAAAAGAATTATGAACGTGAATTTTATGAAGATGGTGATCATGAAATTGAATGCTGTGATTGTTCAATAAAATTTATTATGAGCACATGTATTTCATTTAGTTACGAGACATCAAAAAAGTCAGATATTTAATGGAAAAAGGCTGGATAAAATTACATAGAAAATTACAAGATCATTATTTATGGTCTGATAAACCATTTACAAAAGGGCAGGCATGGATTGATATATTAATGACTTGCAACCATTCCAGTAATAAATTAATGTTTGGCGATAAGATATTTATATGTGAATGTGGTGAATCAATGGATTCATTAGAAACCTATGCTAGAAAGTGGGGATGGAGCAAATCGAAGGTAAGAAGATTTTTAAAGTTTCTTGAAAGCGACACAATGATAGAAACGATACCGAACACCAAAACGACACACCTAAGAGTAATAAATTACGGTAGTTATCAGCATAAGCGAAACGCAAGTGAAACGCAAGTGAAACAGAAACGAAACGCAAGTGAAACGCAAGTGGCACCAAACAATAATAGTAAGAATGTAAACAATGTAATAATGGGAAAAAAAGAATACCCTGCTAAATACGAAGAATTAGCAGAACTATTTTACGATTATGTTTATAACATACATCAGCAGCCAAGGGACTACGAAAGCAAGAAACAGAAATACATTAATGAAGGTGCTGAAGAAATAGATAAACTTATCAGGATTGATAAATATGAATATGATTATGTAAAAGAAGTGTTGGGGTTTGCGGTACAGGATTCATTCTGGTCTAAAAATGTACTGAGCCTGAAAGGATTAAGAAGAACTAATAGCAATTCTGGAAGGAAGAAGTTTGATAACCTCACCATGGCAATGAAAAACAATTCTAATTATTCAGCAGTTAATACCACACAAGAAGAAATTGAGACGATATTAAAAGGAGTTGTGAAATGAAGTTTGAAGATTTCAATGAACGGATGAACTATTTATTTGGCTGCATGGGCAAAGATCACAATAAAATGGTTGTTGCTGCCTTTTGGTCAAACTTTGAAGAAATGGAAATTGATGAATTCAAAAATCTGGTTCATCTTTGGGTACGAAATAATAAGTACATGCCAACTGTAAGTGAATTCCTTGATATGGCTGCAGAAGCTAAATCACCCACACCATCTGAAAATGATATCATAAATGATATTCTAAATGCTGTGTACAAAATAGGGGCATACGGGAACCCTGAATTTTCACACCCCATATCAAATGCCATTGTTGAAGAAATTGGATGGGATAGGCTATGTGCAATGCAGCATGATAGATTTAATGACAGGATACACTTTCAATATGACCGGATTGTAAAAACATGGAAACATTGTGCTAAAAATGATTTGGCATTTCCCATCAATAAGATCAAAGGTTTATTCAGTTTGCAAACAGGATCTAAAAAACAACTATTGGAACAGCCAGATATTAAAGGTGCATTGGAGCAGATGAATGACACAAAGGCTAACGAATCTATGGCAAAAACATCCGGCTGTACTCCAAATAAAAAATAAGGTAAGCTAAAAATGCAGTACGCTAAATTAAAGGGCTGTACCAAAATCCGTGAAGTTGTCACACTAACTTCAGATAGGGTCATATTAAATATGGGTGGTTATAGATACCCATGGAGATATGAAGAAATAGAATTCATTAATACTAATAAAAAGCATAGTACTAACAAAGTAAATATGCGTAAATTAGGCGTAGGAATTGAAGTTACATCGAAATGACATTTAAATCATTAACATTTGGACAAGCCAAAGCAAGATTGACAAAATATCTTGATAAAGAAGGTATCTTAATTCATAAACGGTATCTGAATGGCGTGGATAACGTCATAGCAAGGGTAACAGGTGATGTTGAGAGTTTACCCTTATGTATCCAAAAAGAGCTTACACGTTATCATTCAGGCACCTATTACAGAAAGTTAGATAACAACCTTAAAGATCACGAAGATAAAAAATTTAAACGGATAGTTGAAAAGTATGTCAGGCTTGCTTTTCCCAAATATTACTTCCAGAAACGAAACAATCATTTGTGGTTTAATAATCAGCCTGAACAAGATCAAAAAGATTTTATTGCCAGTAAGCGTAATGAAGGTAGAGAAGAACAAAGAATAAAAGCAGCAATGGATGAATGATGAAAAATAAACGACTGACTAAAATTCAAATACTTGCAGAAACATTTAAAATGGATCCACTTGAATATTATGATTGGGCTAAAGATAAATCAAGATATGAAAACTTCTGCCAGGTAACAGGTAAACACTGCAGAACGGTAGTCCATCACGTTGATGGATTAAAGCATTCTAAAAGAACCGATCCAACACCACAGCATTTTATATTAATTATTATGGACACAAATATCCATACAGGCGGTCCAAAAAACATCCACAGTATGTCAGATAAAGATTTTCAAGAATACTATGATGTAAATGTATATGAAATTGCTATTAAAAATTTGATTGAGTTTATTGTCTCATGATTGTAAAAAATGAAAATAGTAAGCTATCAGATACAGATACAATCACGGCCTATATCCAAGATGAAAAGGGGATAGGATGATGCAAAGGAAAACCTTCATTGCAATCATAGAGGGACTAGACGCACAGTATAAACGGGACATCGCTGTTGCGGAAGTGCTGTCCAGCGTATTCACGAATACACATGCGTCGAACTTTATGCCCAATAATAAATTCTGGAAAGATTCTCTTTTTCTTACGCTTGCCATGCTGATGGATGATCACGAAGATTGGATAAAATACTATTGTTACAGCTTGGATTTTGGGCGAAAAAAACGAATAATTAAAGATGATATAATTCTCTCAAATGCGGGCGAATTGTATGATTTTTTGATGAAGTTATAATTAGCACTGCCAAGGATATGAGGCTGTTGTGGTATTGAGTTTCTCGACGGATACTCGCATCGGAGTTAAAAATCGACAGTCACCAGGGTTCAACTCCCCGGGGCAGTGCTTTAAAATGGAGAAAACATGGCAAAAATAAAATTTAGAGAAATAAGAATGGGAAAAGCCAATAAGGAAAGACTTAATACCATTAATGGAATTATTGAGGAATATCAGACTGACGAAGTTTATTAACCTCAAATATTGAACGGTTATGGAAGTATTGACACATGAACATAGACCTGATTAAACGCGCCAATCGCTGTATTGAAACTGGGCTGTCAATTTATCTATACAGCAGCGAAGCCGACGCAATCAAAGCACGGATGACAAAGAAAACTCGGACGTATAGCCGGAAACCGACTGTCTATACAAAAGAATCTATTGAATTGATGCTGAGGTATGTCAAAGAACATCCCGGCATAACAGCAAAGCAGATCAGCGCAAAGATGCGCTGGGACCCGGAAACAACGAAAAAAATCATGCTGCGGCAATATCGCAAAAATACGGTGAGCCGGGAGCGCAACGGACGGGGGTATGAATACTATGTTATTTAAATTATTTGAAGAAAGATCAACAATCCTCAAAAATGGGCAAAAAGTCAAAGAGGGCGATAAGGTCTATTTTATAAATTCTGACGGTGAAAAATGCGAAGATATAATTAAAAGAAGACAATTTGATTGTATTCACGCAGACACACAAGAAAAGTTGAAAAAAGGCACGTTGTTTTTTTGGAACAACAAATTTAAGCCCTCTGATTACACAAATTTGCGGTTGTCTTAATCCTATGTATCAAAACTACATAATTGAATACACAATTAAAAACAAACACGGGGTCGTTTTGAGACACGGCAAAATGAGGGCCAAATGAGAACTTTAAAATTTAGAATGTGGGATGATGTACTAAAGGTAATGTACACACCTGAATTAGATGAAGAAATTACAGACCTATGGGAAACACCAAATTTTAAAGGTGGGGTGTTTGAACCTAGGGAGGGTATTAAGATGATGCAATTTACAGGTAAATACGACTGTGAAGGAACGCCAATATATGAAGGTGATATATTGGAGAATAAAACAGAAAGGGAAAACTTTGATAATCGGTCAGGTCAATATGAATATCATATAGATACAACTATTACTACGGATATAGTTATATTCAATGAGCATTGGTGTTCTTTTGATTTGACTGCTGGAACTGAAATTGGTAAACTAAAGATAATAGGCAATATTTGGCAACATTTGGCAACATGATTATTTACTACCACAAAAGTAGTGTTGTTGCTAACGCTGAGTATAAACGGTCGTTTTAATGCCGTTTATACATTGTTACCTACTGGTGCGATTATTAACCACAGACGTTCAATCAAAGAACTGAACCTTTTTCTTTTCTTTTTTGAGCGTTGGCTAAATTAATTTGAAAAATTAAAACTTATGATTGATATAAACAAAAATTACAATGAGAGCAATTTAGAAACGATGGATAAAATGCCTGATTGCTTTGTGGACTTAACAGTAACAAGCCCACCTTACGACAATTTAAGGGATTACAAAGGCTATTCATTTCCTTTTGAAAATATTGCAAAGGAATTGTATAGAATTACAAAACAAGGCGGAGTTGTCGTTTGGGTTGTTGGTGATGCAACTGTAAAAGGTAGTGAAACGCTTACAAGTTTTAAACAAGCATTATACTTTAAAGAAATTGGTTTTAATGTTCACGATACGATGATATATAGAAAACTGAACCCAATGCCTGTAAAAAGCATAAGATACCTGCCTTGCTTTGAATATATGTTTGTTTTTTCTAAAGGTAGACCCAAATCGGTAAATTTAATAAGGGAAAAGACTTTGGCAACAGGTAAAGAAAAGTACACGGGAACTCAGCAAGAAAATGGTAAATTCACTGATTATGGCAAGAAAAGAAACTTAGAAAGAGATAAGTATAATGTTTGGGATTTAAAAGTAGGAAGTAATCAATCAACAAAAGATAAGTTTGCGTTTAAACACTCTGCTATATTTCCTGAACAATTAGCAAACGACCATATTGTAAGTTGGAGTAATGAAAATGATTTGGTTTATGACCCATTTATGGGAAGCGGAACAACAGCCAAAATGAGTATTTTAAATAATCGAAATTGGATTGGAAGCGAAATATCTTCTGAATACTGTGAGATTATTGAAGAACGTATTAAAAAAGCGTTGGAAGAAAAAAGAAAAGAAAAAGACTTACAAGCACAAACTTTATTTGGAACACAGAAGTAAGCACTTGTAGGTAACGGGCAGAGCTACACGCAGGGCAGGATTC